GTGTGGGTGCCAGCCGACGCAAGGCCAGTGGCGGCAGACAGGCTCACGACACTACGGCTGTTCGCAACGGGGTTCATTCTAGGGTCTCTCCTTGTGAATCAGTTAGAGGGTCAGAGCCGCAGCGCGACAACGGGGCCGGCGGTGTTGGCGTCGCCGATGTCCGAGGTGACAACATCGAACCGGCACATGGCCTGGAAGTACGTCTGATCGAACTCGATGTAGCGGTCGGTCGAGGCCCGCACCGCGATCTGCGAACGCAGGCCGAAGTGGGTGCTCATCCGCAGGTCGCCGAACAGGGCAATCACCTGGTCGCTCGTCGGGGCCGTCCGCATGCTGTTGTTGAAGTACACCGGGTAGCCCATGAACCGCTGCTCGCTGGCACCGGCCGAGAGCTCGGCGGCAGAGACACCACCGGCACCCAGCATCAGGGGCAGCATGCAGGTGCTGTAGACCTGCGGAGTGACGTACCAGCCCGCCGTCGCACGACTGTAGCTCGGCAGCTTGCCGATGGTCTCGGCGAAGTCATCGACCGTGATGGCCGAAAGACCGGACTCGCCCGAATCGACCTCGCCGGCGAGCGTCTCGTTCTCGAACCGCCACTGGATGCCACGGATGCCGCCGTGGGTCGAAGTGCCGTCGCCCGCGAAGCCGGCGTCGTCGATCTTGCGGCTGAGGGCCAGGGCGAACTCCTGGGCGACCAGCCCCGCCAGATCCACGACCGAGTCTTCGATCAGGCTGTTGGGAACGCGGGTTGCCACGCGGCAATCCTTGGTGGACAGCAGCACGTTGTCGGTCGCCATGTCGCTGGCGGTCGTCTCGCTGTTGTCGCTCACGAAGTAAGCCGTGTTGCCGCCGGTCCGGCGGGGGATGTAAAGCGTGTTGCTCGACATCGGAATCACGTTGGCCTGCTGCGGGATGGACGAGAACGAATCCACCAGCCGGATCACAGTGGCTGCAAAGGACTCAGGAATCAGCACCCCGCCCTTGGCGTTGTCATTGCTCGACAGCGCCCGGCTTTCGACGTTCCGCTCGTACCAGGCACGATCCTCGGTGCGGCCGAGCAGGTAGCCCCGGATCCAGCGGCCACAGACCTCGGCCTCGTCGGCCGACGCGAAACCACGGACCCGGCCGATGTGCTGCACCTTGCGGGTGACGGGAGCTTCGGGCTCCACGGCCACCGGCTTGGCAGTCGCGGCCACCTTGCCACGCAGCGACGCCACCTTCTCGGCAATGGCAGTCTCGACAGCCAGCCGCTCCTCGAGCTCGGTCGCCTCGGCGCTGAGCTTCGCAACGTCGGCCGCCTGGGCCTCGGTGCGATCCTCAACCTTGGCCAGGTCGTCGAGCAGCGCGGCCACAGCGGCGGCGCGGTCTTGAAGCTTGTTGAGCGAAGCGGCCATCCTTGGCACTCCCGTAGTGGGTGACAGATCCGTGTCTGTCGTTCACGCTACGGGACGAATGGCACTCAGCCATTAAGGTTGTTTGTACGGTACAAAAGACCGACGCCACACATGCAGCGCAGGCACGATGGCTTTGGTCTTGTAGTCGCACGCCTGGCACTCCAAATACCGCACCTGACGCTGCTCGTCGAGCGGGTGGCTAGAGCGTGTACGGATGCGTCCCTTGCCGCACTTCGGGCAGGGATCACCGGGCTTTGCCACGCATGAAGCTCCTGAGTCGCGCGGCTCGCAGCCGCATGGATGCCTTAAACACGTCGGGTCCGCTCGCCGAGTGTGGCATCGACTCAGGTGTAACTTGCTCCGCAAGCCAAGCCTGGAACGAACGCATGGCCACTGCTGCTGTCGTGCTCGGATACGCCGGCTGTACCACCGGCCCCAGTTCGTAAATCGTGGCGGCCCGCACCTCGCGGATTGCACGGCCGCCCTCGTCGGTGACGAACGCCTCGCCGCCCTTGTCCACGCTGAACGTGAACGACGAGCCCTTCACGTCCCGACGCGAAATAAGCTCGACGATGTCGGCCCGGGTGGCCGGCGGCGTGACGATGTAGCCCACGCCCTTGTCGTCCGAGAACACCTCCAGCGTGCCGCTCGACTCCCGGCCCAGCAAGATGTCGGGGTTGTGGTTGTAGTAGCTCACCAGGTCGCTGCGGCCCCGCTGGCGGTTGAGCACGGCGTCAAAGGCACCGGGCATCACCCTCTCCCGAAAACCTCCCAACTCAACGCTGAGCCGGTGATAGACCACGGCATAGCCCTTAATGACCGGCCGCCCATCGGCGCGGGTCTCAATGACCAGCTCGTCGTCGGCCTCAAAGGAAACGTCGCGGGTTTCAAGATGCTCACTCATCGCTCGGCTCCTCCTCCGTGTCTGGCTCGTCCTCTGGCTCCGGTGCCGGCGGCTCGGCGGCCGGTGCGGCCGGCTCCTCGGGCTCCTCGCCTTCCGGCATCGGCCCCATGTTCTCCTTCAGCCGCACTTCTTCTGGCGTCATCCACCCGTTTCGCACGGCAACCTCATATGCCTGGTAGCGGGTTGTGATGTCGCTCCGCAGCAGGCCCTCGACCAAGAACTCAGCATACAGGTCGTCATCGTCGCCGAGGATGTCCCGCTCAATGGCACCTTCGATGCGACGCAGCCACGGCTGAATGGTGAACTTCTCAAAGCTCACCATCTCGCTGGCGAGGTTGCCCCACGTGGCCCGGCCCAACTCCTGAACCATGTGCGGCGGCATCTTCCAGATCCGGCACACGGCCAGCAGGCTTTGCATCCAAAGCTCAGCCAGCTGGCTCTCCTGGTTGGTGGCCGAGACGGTGTCGACCTTCAGGCCGTTGGAGAGCACCGCCACCTCGCCTGCCCGTGACGGGCCACGGTGCCGGTTGTTCCACTGCTCACGCAGCTGCTCGCGGACCTCGCGTGGCAGGGCCTGCTCGGTGTGCAGCACCACGCCCGGCTGAGCGTTGTTACGGTAGAACGTCGCGGCGTACTGCTCGAGCGACCGGGCCAGGCTGATTGCGTCCTTGCCCACGTCCACCGGCACCGCGCCGTTGACGCCGTCAAACGACAGCCACCGGACGTGCATGATCTGGTCGTCGCGGTACACAACCTGCTGCCCAGTGCCCGGCTTGCGGTACAGGTACGTCAGGGTGTGGTCATCTTCCTGCCGCACCTCCATGCCAGACGGGTGCAGTGGGTGCAGCTCGGTCACGCTGCCACGGGCACCGGGCACCTTCAGGTTGTAGGCCGAGCCGTAGAAGCCAAGGTGCAGGCACATGCCCTCCACCCACTCGTAGCGGGTCTGCCACAAGTTGGGCCGCTTGGCGAGCACCCGGTACAGCGGCAGGTCCTTCGCCCGCACGGAGTCGGCGTCGCCCGACCGGCGGTACAGGTGCAGCGGCAGGCTTGCGACGGTCTCGGCCACCACGCGAGCACAGGCAAACCAAATGCCCGTATTCATCGCCGTCTCGGGCGTGACCCGCACGCCCTGGTCGCCGGCGAGCATCACCAAGTCGTCCCAGCGGCTCGTGCGGTCCTCGAGCCACTTGATTTCAGGGACGGCGGTCTCTGTGCTCATACGCTCACCAGAAGGATATTTCCGGCATCTCGCTCGGCTTTTGCTGCTCGCCCATGTGGATGCCGCACGACATGGCCAGGGCCACAGCCCCGTCGATCCGCTCTGTGCTCTTAGCCTTCGACAGCTTGACGTTACCTGCCGGGTCCATCTGGACGGCCGCGTTACCTAGTTGCCAGCCTAGCAGCCTGTTTCCAGCGAGCCGCAGTTTTCCGTCCACGAGCAACGCCTCAAGACTCTTGGTGGGTGAGCTCATCGACGCGAAGCCCTGGCCAAACATCACGACCGGCAAGCCCTCGCCGGCCAGCTGCTGCGCCAGCATCGTGGCGTTCCACCGGTCAATCCCCAGCCCGCGGCAGCGGTGCTTTTCGCAGAACGCCATGATGTCTCGCTGGATAACGCCGTAGTCGGTGCTGCGGCCGTCCGTGATGGTGAGCCACCCGTCCCGCGCCCATTGCGAGTACGGCACCCGGTCCTCCTGCTCCCGCTTCGTGGCGTTCTCGCCCGGGATCCAAAAGTGAGCGTAGACATCGACGTGCCCGTCATCGGCCGGGAACCACGCCACAAAGGCCGAGGTGTCAAACGTGCTGGCCAAGTCCAGCCCCGCCCAAAACTCCCGGCCCTCGAGCGGTTCCGGCGGGCCGCCCATGCACGCCTCAATCTGGTCGGGCCGCACCCACTTCACGTCGGTAGTGGTCGGCACGTTCAGCCGATACCGCAGGAACGACGAGAGCTTTGTGGCCGAGTTGGCCGCCTCTCGGCAGTCAGCCGCGAACGACTCCTCACTGATGGTCTCGCCGAGCGACGGGTTAGCCTTGTGCCACACCTTGGAGCTTTGCCAATCGTCCTCGCGGTCGGCAGCGTAGATGCACCCGAAAAACTGCGGGTCAAAGGTCGGGTCGGCGATGCACCGCTCGGCGTAGTCGTGCTGCTCCCACCACAGGTGCGACTTGTTGAACTCGCCGGCCGTTGTGATCGACAGCACCAGCGGCTGCCGCCGGGCCGCACCGCCATACCGCAGGGCATCCCACAGCCGGCGGTCACCGCGCTGGGCGTGCAGCTCGTCGAACAACAAGCAGTGAATGTTGAGACCCTCGGCGCGGAACGCATCCGCCGATAGCACCCGGTAGAACGAGTTGCTCGCCCGGTGAATGATGCTCTTGCGGCTGTCCACCACCTCGAGCACCTTGCTCAGCGCCGGCGACGAGCGGACCATCGACGCCGCCTCACGGTAGATGATGCCCGCCTGCTCGCGGTCGCTGGCAGCGCCGTAGATCTCGGCCCCCGGCTCGCCGTCCGCCAGTAGGACGTACAGGCTGATGCCGGCCAGCATCGTAGATTTCCCGTTCTTCTTGGGAATCTCGATGTACGCCTGGCGGTATTGCCGCGTGCCGTCCGGCTTAAGGCGGCCGAAGATTTCACCCAGCACGTACTTCTGCCAGGGCAGGAGCGTAAACGGCTGGCCCGCCGTCTGGCCCTTGGAGTGCTTCAGCACTTTCTCAAAGAACGAGTAGCACCGCTCGGCCTTGGCCTGGTCGATACCGGGCCGGCTCTTACCCGTGGGCGGTGAAGAACTCCTCGAGCTCGTCCTTTTTGATTTCGACTTGCGTGGCAAGTTTCGTCCTCGACGACGGGGTCAGACCAAAGTCAGCCTCTAGCGCATGCAGTTGGGCTGCCAACTTGTGAGCGATAGCCACCTCGGGACGTTGAGCGATGTACTTGATGTCGCCCGCGTCATTGAGGATCGGGTACGTGTCGCCATCGGCCCGCAGTTTCGCACGGGTGGCAAGCCACCACTCGTAGGTGTCGCAGTACCTGGCCAAAGCCTCGACATCGGCCCTGGTCATGACACGGACACCCTGCAGGAGCGGCAGCATGACGGCCCATCTCGCCCGCGCGACCGGCCCCAAGTACTCCGGCATCTCGACTCCTGACTCAGGAGGAGCCGGCTCGCCGGTCTTAATCTTGCGTTTACCGGGGTTGCCTCTGAGGATCTTTAGCTGCGTAGGAACCGCCGGCCGTCCAGTTCTGGCCATGACCTACCCCCTATCGGACTTTTGCGGGCGC